GTCTGATCAAAAAATCAGGCCCACTTCCGTGCCCGAACCCAAGGCACATGGCCGTCGGCCCAAAATCACCACCACCGCGGAACGCAGGAAGAAGGTGGTGGCGCGCGCTAGATCGCGCAATGAAGGAGCCAGCCGTACGTCTTATCGCAAGCGAGCCTCCTTCAAAGACGTCCTTCTGGCAAGTCTCAGCCAGCTGGCCATAATCGACGCAGCTGCCAAGTGCCGGCTGTGTCACCATACCATCACCAGGTCCATATCCGAACCCAATTTTAGTGGACTGACGATGGTTCGCCTTCAGAGCGCGGTGACGGAGATCGTGCCACCCAAATTCCGGGTGCTCACACGAGCTTTGATCGCCATGGCCAGCATGGCTGTCACTATATACGTAACATGGCTATTATCTCCGGCCATGTCGCGTGAGAAGTCATCCCACGGGGAGATGACTGAGACAGGGGGACATATTGTTATTGTCGTGCGGCGCAGCAGGACGACGCCCCCACCCGGTACCCTCATCATGGCGTACTCCCGAACAGCCATATTGAAAGCGAGCTGTTTGGTCGAGTTGAGGGGAACCAATGCCCTGAGGCCCTACTGTTACACCCAGCCCCAGGCAGACGGCACCCATACATTAGCCATCGGTTTCCGAGTTGACTGTTGGCTATTTCGAGCTTACGATACGCGCATCACCTCTGCTCACACTGTGCGCCATCTGGCACCCACGCCCGGCTCATACGCCGACCTCTCCACTATTCCTACCGAGACACGCACACTCGAACTCCCCCTCAGCGTGTTCGGTGGTATGGGAGATGTCCTATCCACGGCGGACCTTTTCAAACTCACGCACCGCCAGTGTTGCGAGTCATGTCCATCCGCACGCCTCATGACCCAACGTGTTTACGCTGACAACACCCACGGCACCCCAAGTGTGCTCCTTTCCGGTGATGTTGCCGACGCTTGGAGTAATCTCAACGCGTTTTGGGGAGCCCGCGAACAGCTGCTCATTTGTGCCCCCACGTCACCATTCATTATGGTGCTAGCTATGCGCTTACTCGACATTCATTCGCATGGCCGAACCATTTTTGGGGAGCAATCAAACCGGTTGTGCGGCTGTATGGAGCACACCACGCTACTTCGGCACAACGCACACTTGTCATACGTGGCCACCAACGCAATACAAGGCCAGTGTGACGAGAACGTCGTGCGCTTAGCTGCATTATGGCTCGCCCCACCTTCCTTCCACACAACTTCTCCGCAGGCCATATCATTCATTTTGTACCCAAATGGCACGGATAACAGCTCGGACGGGCACCTCATCAAACCCAGCCCACCACTGTATTTTGGTGGGCTGTGGAACGGCCGCCCCGTGCCCCGAGGTTATGCTATACGCATGAAGGAAGACAACGAGGAGGTGCACTTCGGGTCATTCACGTATCCCACAACCCCACCCCCAACGCCTCCCCATCGACGCCAGTCGGCGCAATCGCCGGCGCGCTCACCACCGCCCGCCCGCCCAATCAGCCCCTCCCCCTTTTCACCTTCATCAGGTGACAAGACCAACACACACAAATCCCCCACCCGCAAGAGCACCACCATGTGGCGCCCCCGCGTTTACATGGTTTCACCTTCAACCGGCTACGTGTATAAACGCCGCCACAGGAAACCAGCACCAGAGGGTTCGTCTTGCCCTATTTTCCAAGCTCTTTGTTCCGGTGAGCTTCCACTGGTGGCGGGATCGCGTGGTCAGCAGGTAAATGATGCGCGGAAACGGGAACGGAAGGAGACCGTCAGCACAGCCCACATGCGCAACCCGAAGGCCCAGGGCAAACACGGGAAATCCACCAACGTGGCGGAGGCTCTACTCGCAACCCCTGTCCCAGCACCGGCCGCGCCCCACATCCCACCAAAGCAGGTACAGTTGCCTATACTCGGTTTCCCACACCGTCTTTACAACCAGTCAGAGATGGACAAGGGTGCCGATGTGGTGGTACTTCCAAGTTGCGACCCATACATCCCTTACCACAACACAGGGGATTTCGCCACTTCGTCATTTTGCACCACAACCACCCATAGCGCCGGGGGTGTGTGGAACGATGGAGCGTCAGTAACGGAGGTGGTCAACGCTTACGGGCGAGTCATCGCGGCTGTACCTGAAGGGACAAAACTCTGCCAGATATCCACACTGCGCATTGGGACTTACCAGTACTCACGTGACCCCAACAAGGAGATGACTGTTGTCGCAGCTGGGCCATACCAAACCATTAGCGTGCCCGCCGTACGCAAGTCGGGGATTCACTCCTCTCCTGCCACTTACACCGTCTTCATGCCATTGTTTTATAACTTCAAGAAGTTTGTGCGCACGGCTTACACTCCGATGGTTGAGAGGTCTGTGATTGGTTATGCCCATCGCACCCTATGTGAACTCATGGTGTGTGACAAATTCACGTCCATTATCCAGGACCTTTTTGACTCCACCGTGCGGGCGTTCCTGCACATCACTGACGGGCAACAATCTGGCCTTCGCCTCAACCGGCGCTTACTACCCATCACACATCCCGACGTGGTGGATGAGCCCGCCGAGACCTTTGAGTTATGGCACATCAAGGGGCATGGGATTATTGAGAAGAGACCACACCGTATCCAACCTATTTGCGTGGTGCTTCCATACGACCCCGCTCCTAACGTGGAGTTTTTCATACCCCCACACTTAGCCATGAATGAGGATGGTCAGACGCGACTCGGGCCACCTAAGGTCATATACCAGGTTGGGGTAATGGGCAAAGACAAGCTCATGCAGTACGGCACTCAGGGATACAACGCCGTCAAGCGCGCCCGCGACATGGGGGTGATCAACGTACCCATTTTCACTGAACGCGGAACTTCCAACCGTGACATGTCAAAACTAGCCTACTTCCGGTTGGTGGGCAATGGTAGTGACCGCCTCCCGTCCGAGGAGAGCACAGACTCATTGATGGGTGCCATGAAGCGGCTGGCTGGCAGCCGCACCAATGAGGGGACTCTTCAATTGAGAGAAGGACAGATGCAGCTAGCTGCATGTAACGCCGCTTCCGACATATACTACCGGACCGCGTGCACGCTGCGCTTTCCAAACGGGCACCGCACCCGCGACCGCCCTGCCATGCGTGGCGTTCCCAACCTTGCTGGCATCAACAATTATGGCACCTACATCCGCTCAACTGTTGCCAACAACGTCCTGGCCATGATATCCGCCAACTGCAGCCAGGCAGCCCTCACTAGGTTCTTGAAGCGGGGCAAGAGCACCATCGATGGTCTAACTTACTCTTTGCGTGTAGGCGCTGAGAAGTCCATAGAAGACCGATCCTTTTGGTTCGATATCCTTGGACCCTCCGCCACCCCCGAGCTAATACGTAAGGTCGTAGCCAACTTGCCTCACGAGAAGAGGGCACAGCGCCGACTCTTCTTCAGCAGTATCGGTGTCCATGACCCCTCGGACGTCGTGGTGCACACAGCCTTCGCCAAGATCAAGAATGAGGACAACAAGGTTGGCAAAGTCGGGCGCCTTTTCGTACCCTATGGTGAAGGGTGGATCAGTGCCCCACACGTGGCCGTCATGTTCAAAGCCATCATGGACGGTTGGACCCACTATCGCCTCCCTATGGGTAATGGCGAGCGCGTAGATTTATACATATATCGCGCTTACTACCCATCCACCGCGGACCTAGACGCAGCAGCCGATTTCATGATGCACTTATCCAACATCCGAAACACGGCCGCATACCTAATCCACGGGGACGACCAGACTAGTGTGACTAACATAAACGGTGCCACCTACTGGTTCAACGGCGACGTGTCCGCCATGGACGCGTCCCAAAAGACGTTCGCCCACACACTCCTGGGCGCCGCCTACGAGGCTCTTGACCCCGATTTCGGCCTCACACCTATACGTCAAGCCACTGCAGGCATACGGATCACTAACCCTATAGATCCATCTGCATGGTTTGTGGTCTATCCCAACGGAAAAGACAACCCCACACTCGGCAGTGGAAGCACCAACACTACACCCATGAACACACTCACTAGTGAGTGCTTGGCCATTGCCACTACCGCCGCATTTATACAACGCGGCATCAGCGACGACCCATCCATCAACGAAACCACTGTTACTACAGCGTGTCGTGAGATCGGGTACAATGTAACTGTCGCCACATGCTACAGGGATGGCCAACTCGTTTTGCAGTTGGTCGAATTCCTTAAGCATTTCCTTGACCCCCATAACCGAGTTTTCGTCCGTATGCCCACGTCATACCTTAAGAACTTCGGCACCATGTTCGGGTCCCCTACCCCCATCCGTCTTGGCCTCACCCACGCCGAGTACCGACTGATGAGCCATGCTGAATTGGCTCACTGTTATTGCTCAGCCGTGGTCCGTGGCCTAGTTCACGAACCTGCGCATTCCATTATGCAGGTACTGCGTGAACGCTTCACTGACGGACACTCCCACACCCACCATCATAGTGGGCAGAGCGGGGGCACGATTGACGTCGTGTCTCCCTCTGCCCGCCGTGAACTAGACATCGAGGCACTCGATCGCTCCATCCTGCTACGTTACAACATTTGCAGTGATACATTGGCGAATATCGTGTCCTGTTTAGGCAACATCACAGTGGGGCACATCACCCCCGTGCTCACTGAGATGCTGGCCCTCGATTACGGCACCGGTTTGTCGACCACTGACCCTGAAGATTGGGTCAGTCACAACCCCGGTGTCAACAATGGGTTTGTGGAGATGTAGGCACCAGGCGTTGGCTCGTGGCTGAGCTAGCGTATACACCACTGGTGTTGGAGAATGGCAGCCACGCCTACGGAGGAACAGGCCTATGCCGTAAGAGTCGGAGATAGTTCCTCCACAACCCCCTCCATTATCATGGGGGGCGCGGAAGGATGACCGCGCAAACAAACACAGCCCTCGTTCGTGAAGTCGAT